GGCAATGTGACCAGGAACATTTTCAAAAACACAGTAAGCGGGTCTTTTGAGTGCAATAATTTTATGTATCCAGGGCCAGATGTGGCGTGGATCTTCGGTCCCTTCTTGTTTACCCGCGACGCTGAAAGGTTGGCACGGATAGCCCGAAGTGAGGATTGTGTTTGACCAGTCAAGGTCTGTGGAAATAAATCTTTCTGTGTCATTTGCTAATTCCTTTACATCATTACATATTTTTACGTTTGGAAATCTTTTCTTTAATATATCTCTTGTCCATTCTTCTATATCACAAAATAAAATGGGCTTACTAAGTCCTGCATCCATGAAACCTTTAGCAAAACCACCTATACCAGAACATAGATCAATATGATTCATCATTTTTCTTTTCCTTTTTTCTTTGATAGTACTTTCTTAAGTATTCATTATACTTTTCTCTATTTTTTTCTCTTGAGACTTTGTTTTGTTCTAATCTTTTCTCTTTGTTATTTTGATAAAAAAGTTTATCATACTCTTTTATCTTCTCACGATTTTTATCTCTCCATTTTTGTCTTGATGATGTCATTTTATGTCCTTATCTTTAAATGTTTCACATGAAACATGTGTTTACGCTCTATAATCTAGTAGAAGCTCCTCATCTTTTTGTATTTTTGTTGTAGTTACTAGTCTAAAGATTTTATACCCATCCCAATCATATGTAAGTACTAAACAACAGTTTGATTCAGTTCCTTCAGGTGCATCATTGAGAAATCCACCTAGGGGAGTTCTAATAAAAGTAGAAAACAAAGGAACTTTAATATGAGTTTCTGCTAGTTCTGTATCAGCATCAATAACTTCTTTTGCAAATATACCATGACCCTCAACCTTACTAACATCTATATAAACCTCTTTAGGTAAAGGATTATAATAATATTTGTTATAAATTAACTGCATGGTCTCATCTCCTCTGTCCATTCTTCATACTCACTCTCAAGTTGTTCATTGTTTGCGTCTTTTAACCATTCCCAAGAATTGTTAGAAATTTTGTTCATGTATATACAAAACTCGACTTTCTCATCTCTCTTCTTCGTCAAGTTTTTTTCTTTTTCAATAAGTTTAAACCACTCTTCATCTTTAGATTCACTCCCAATAAATTGTCTGTTTAATTGGTCATACATTTTTCATTCTCCTTATTTCTTTTTTTAAATAATTTATATTCATTTCTCTTGTATTTGTTTTAATGCATCTCTTGTGAATGCTCTTTCTTCTGCATTTGGCTGATGATCTCTACCACAGATCCATTGCAACAAACCTTTTGGATGGTCAGGTTTGCCTGGTATCCATTTAGCCTTTTGTAAATAGAAGCCTGCTGCTTTCAGTGAAGCACCATGCTCTGTTGGTTTTGTGTAAGTGATGATACACCTATAGCCCATAGCAAAGCAGGCATCCTTAGCCCTAGCTATGAGATATGATGCTGTGTTTTTTGGTGCTTCAGGTGTAGTACATAAACGTCTGATCTCTACATGATCTCTTCTCTTTGACCAAGCAGAACTACACCTATCGACTGTCACGATACCGAAACACTCAGACCATCTTGAGCAACTATGCTTGACTGCTCCTATTGAGAACATATGCCTAGCAAGTGGTTTGCTGTGTCTGTGAAACGAGCCGACAATATTCTGTGACTGCTTCAGATTTAGATTGATGTGATACATTTTGATACCTTTTATTTATTTGTTGTTACTTCTTATCCTGTTTATCCTCCATTAATTTATTTAACTCTATAATTTCACTATAGATTTGACTTATTTTAGCTTGAGTATTTTTTATATGTTGATCACAAACATCAACATGTAATCCTAATTCATCAAGTATTTCTTTTATTGATCTCATTTTCACTCTCCTTTCCATTTTTTACAAAAAGTATTTAACCATTTTGATTGTTCTTCAGTTAATTGAGTGCCATCACGATCCATATTCCACATGAGCATTAAATCGGCACTCTCTAATTGTAAATTATTTTTTTCACCCCAATCCTCAAACTCTTTATGTAGTCTTTCGTTCCAACCATCATTAGTCATTTTCATTCTCCCTAAATAAAGTTTCAATAATGTCGTTCCAATACTTCTCTATTCTTAACAAGTCTCTTTAAGATCAAGGTTTCTGTCCAATCATGAAAAGAATCGTCTAATAGTAATTTACCTTCTATTAATCTTTTTAACGCCAACAAAAGATTAATATGCTGATGAATTATTACTCGTGTGGTGGCTGGATGTTGACACCACGAATAAGCTGCGATTGCAAACTCAGCCCAGTTTTCAACTAAGGTGTTCTCCTTGTTGGAATCTAATAAAATGCCTTGTTTTTCACAGAACTGCAATATTTGTTTTTTTGATTGATTGTTATACCAATTTAAGGCAGAGTTGTAGCTTTCTTCCGAAGGGTAAGGCAACTGTTCTTCTTGATTTTCTGTCAATTCAAACGTGATATATTTTGTCTTAGTCATTTTCATTCTCTCTCTCTCTAGAAAGTTTAGGTTTATCCCACATTTTTAACTGCTTAATGTATTCCTCTTTATCATATTCCATAGGTCTACTAAAAATAGATACCTTTGTTTCTTTTATAATTTCTTCTATGTCATCCGATTGAATACACCAACCACTGACTCCATATTCAGCTTTTAGGAATATTGAAAACCTCAAAGAATCCTCTCCAACTCCCCTTTGTTTAGGGTTTTTATGGTCTACAAAAATTTGATACCCATTAGTGTAAAAGCTCGGGCAAGCATCATTGCCCCAACTACAATCTTCCCAACCTTCTGGGATTTTCAGGTCTTCAATGCATCTCGCAAAAAAAGTTTTTTGATAATCATTAGTCATTTTCATTCTCCTTTCTTAGTTGTTATCTTTCTACGAGAACTCACTTCAAAATTATTAAATGCTTTTCCTATTCCATTTAATACATGACGATTACAAGCTAATCTTGTTGGGGGGTGGTTTGCATACTCAAGTTCCTCACGAATTACATAGTTTAAAAGTGAATACTGTTTTCTTGTTAATTCTATTCTGTAGTATTTAGACATTGTGCTTACCTCCCTTACAAATATCTTTAATACGTTGGACAACTTGATTTTTATGACCACCTATATGCCATTCAAATATATCTTCTATATCTTTACCACGTTCTCCAAGGTAGTTTCGACCATTTTTCCAATTATAAATCGTTGCGATAAGACCATCACTAAATTCTAAACTCCATGCTCCATCAATTTTGTAGCCATCATTCCAACTTGGTTGTCCAAATAATTCTACTAGCTTGTCATAACCGACCTCAACATATCCTTTGAGAGATGTCTCATTAGTTTTACCTCCACAATTTCTTCCTAATATTTTGTATTTCATTTTCATTCTCCTTTTTTATCAATGTTCAACGATTGCGACTGATTTAGCCTTTAGAAAACCTTTACACAATTTACAAGCATTGCATTGGACTCTCCTCCCAGCCTCTTTTGATGCAGGACATAGCACCTCTTTACCCTTAACAATTTCACTTTGATCTTTCATGACTCTAAATGTCCTACGACCTAACTTCCATTGCCGCTCTGCTTCCTCAAGACTATCAGCAGATTGCATGGCAATATGTGGATTCCAACCTAGTTGATGCGTGTAAGCCGTCCATGAATCACACTCTGATGTTAGATCATCCCAAACCTTTGAGGGAATCATAGCTGGATCACCATATGTGCCTATTCTAATAAAACGATCTCTGCCTAACTCGATTGGATCTACTTTATCATAAACACCTCTTCTATAGGCTCTCCAAACCATCAGAACACCTTGACCTAAATTTACATAGCAAGTTCTACCTTTTGCTATCTTACGTTTTGGATCATTATTTGGTGTCCCTCTATGTTTACAATTTCCACATATTGCTCGATCTAAACCTGACTTTGATGCATCAAGTGGATTAACATCAGCTAGTAGGACATAGGTCTGCAAAACTTTACCAGTTTTAGTATTTTTATCTGAATATGTGCCAATAACTACGATTTCTTGTCCATCTATAGGAGAAGACCCCCTCCATATTATCCCTGATTTTGGTTGTTTGCTCATGATTTCTACCCTTATTGTTCCGAGTCAATAATTGCTTCAATTTTCATTTCCCAAACTTCGGGATGTATGCCATGGTCCGCCATTGCTTCTACTAATTTGTCAGCAATTTCCTCACGTTGGTCTTGTGTTAAAAGATCATGACAATCTACAACCCTTGCTTTATTTCCTTTTAATATTTTTAGTATATTTGTTAATAATTTAATCATTTTTCATTCTCCTTTTTTATCTCCTACATTTATTATAAATAAATACCCACCATGCTTAGCTTCTGGGTCAGAACTTACTGTAATTTTAACATCTTCATATCTAGGCTTGGTTAAAATAAATTCTGGAAATCCCTCCGCATCTTCCCCTAAGTATTTTTTTATAGTAAAACCTTCTAACTGCTCATAATATTTTTGTGAACTAACAGCCTTTCCTTTATCTAAAGGATTATATATTACATACATTTTTTATCCTCCTCTTGTATTTTTATTTTAATAAGACCTTTTATCTGAGATACTGTTAAATAAATCATGATCTGATCTGTGAAAAAATCTCCCATGATGTCATTTACACCATCTTTACCTAACTCTGGCATACTTAAAATATCGTGTTCTGCATCTTCTCTCTCAGATGAATCCAACTCTCCAAAACGTTTTTCTTCATTTGAATTTGTCATTTTTATTCTCCTCTACTGTTCCTAAGATTACGCAAATCTTGTCATAGGTATCTTGTCCTGATGATGAGAATCTATCGTAATCCCATCCCATGTCATGGATGAGTTCTAGAAGTTTGTGACCTTCCTTACAGGCTTTAAATACACCCTGTTTGTCTGTTGATTTAATATGCATTTTTATTCTCCTTAAGATTTTTTTTCATAATTTACTTTACGACAGTATATTTTTTTTGTCAAGTATAGTTGATTCTGTTATATAAAGACTTGCAATATAATTAAAAAAATGTTAAAAAAAATAATTAATTAAAATGCAATAAAATAGGTTGCTCATTCGTCTAGTTATTATAAGAACAAAAAATAGGAAAAAAACTATGAAAATTAAAAATAAAAATTCACATTGGAACGAAAAACTTCATACTCAATTTAATGAATGGGGTAAAAAAAATAATTTAAAATTAGATAGTGCCGATTTAATGCTTACAATGGGCATTGATAACAATGGTAAAAAATTAACTATAAATCAATTAAAATGGTTAGAAAATTTTTGTCAAGAATGGGATAAAGAAACTAATTAAAAAAAATAATGTAATTAAAGACTCTTCGGAGTCTTTTTTTACTTTACTAATCGGATCGGAATTGTATCGGATCGGAATCGGATCGGATCGGAGTCTAATCGGATCGGATCGGATTAATATAAAAATAAACCGAAAAAATTGTAAAAAAATCACCAAAATTTCCAAAAAATTCCAAAAAAATTTTTAAATTTTATTTTTTTTCAAATAATTTTTTTTAAAAATAATCAATAAAATATAACTTTTTTATTGTAATACTTGCTACTTATATGATATAAAAAATATATATTAACTTAAGAAAAGGAATCACTATGAACAAGATTGATACAAAATTTGAACAATTTGAAATTAAAAAGAAAATTGCTCAATACACATATGATGAGCTCAAAGAAGAAGCAAAAGAAGCAATAGCAAAATTTGAGTCACATAAAAAATATTGTTTAAAAGAAGGACTTGCTTATTTTGATATCAAATATGAAAGAAGAGTTAAAACAAAAAAAGAATTAGAAGAACTTTCACAAGATATACAGAATCAAATTTTCAATGAAAGAGCACCAAGAAAAACTTTTACATTCAAAAAATAAACTAAAGGGAGTCATATTTGACTCCCTATAACTTAAACTTAAGGATATAAAAAAATGAAAACTCAAGAACATATAAAAAATCTAGATAATGCAATTATTAAATTATTAGAAGAATATCAAAAGAATCCAGATAAAAGCAAAAGTTTGATTCCTTGGCTCAACGTCAACATTGCGACTCCTAGAAATGCAATTACTGGAGAGTCATACAATGGGGTAAATATATTAAGTGTGATTTTTAATTGTTATAATCAAAATTTAAATTCAAATTATGCTTATTGCTTAATTAGTTTTATTCAAGCTAATGAATTAGGTTTAACAATAAAAAAAGGTTCAAAAGCAATTCCTATTTTTAATCATGGTACTTACATAAAAAAAAATGAAGAAACAAAAGAAGAAGAAAGAAAAAAATATTTTAGACATTATAATATGTTTTCATTGGAGCAAATAGAAAATATAGAAAACCATTTAGATTTATTTCCAAATTTAAATTTTAATTATGATAAGTTAAAAGAAAATTTTATTAAAAATAGTTTAATCGAATCTTTTGTTTTTAATAGTCAAATTAATATAGAATATAAATTAAGTAATAAGGCTTGTTATATTCCAAGCAAAGATATTATTATTATGCCAGAGTCTAAGCAATTTGAAACAGTCGAATCTTATTACAATGTTTTATTCCATGAGATGATTCATGCTACAGGAAGCAAAAAAAGATTAAATAGAGAGTTGAGTCAACAACTCCAGAAATATGCATTTGAAGAGTTAATTGCAGAAATAGGTGCAATTATTTTATGTATGGAATTTAACGTCACTAATTCAATTAATAAAGATTCTATTAAATACATTGATAGTTGGATTAAAGCTTTAAAAGATAATAAAAATTCTATTACTATTTCAAAAGCTTTCAGATTCTCAAGTAAAGCATCTAATTATTTACTAGAATTAAATAAAGAAAAAATTAATGTAAAAGAATTGGAGTCGGTATGATAAAAGATATTTCAGGATTAATAATTATTATATTAATTTTTATTACTTGTTTACATATATAAAATTTAAAACAAAAGAAGAAAGAAAGAGTCATAATATGGCTCTTTTTTTTTGTAGGTATCCAGAGTCTTTTTTTCAAAAATCGGAATCGGATTTATTAAAATATAGACCCCCCCTTTTTTGCAAGTGTGCATATACTTACACCTACACCATGTTCCCCACAAACAAAAACAAATGATTTGACAATAAAATGTAAGTCGTGCTAGTTTGCATTACTTACAACATTTTAAGAGAGGATAGATAATGAAATATAGAGATTTTGATAAGAAAGGTGAGATAGATCACGTTGAATTGAAGAAAATACGCAAAGAAATGAGTTTGACACAAGATTTGATGGCTGACCGACTTGGGATGAGCAAGAGGATGTATTGTTTGTATGAGAGTGGCGAGATTAAAATCCCTGTAAGGGTTGATATTGCGTTGGGTGTGAAGAAGTTTATGCCAGTTGACATGAGTGCTTTTGAAAAGGAGAGGATACAGAGGTTAATTAATGGGATTGACAAGTATAAAGCTGGTAATTTTTCAAAATTAAGTAAAGAGGAATTAGATTTGGATTATATTTTAAAGATTTTGAGGCAATGTGGTGATGAATTTAAGAATATATTAACAAAAACATAAAACGAGTTGACAAAATTATTAGATTCGTTTAGAAGTTAGGTATCCTTAAGATGATAATTTAGTCAAAATTACATTGATGTTTTAAAGGGGGAGAGTTTTTGCTAGATTCCTTTCCCCTTTTTTTTTATATTGACATGATTCTTATAATAATTTAAAACAATATCATTGTGTTTATCTAGACAGTTTATCTAGACGATGGAAGAGGACTATACATCATTGTTTCTACCTAATCAAAACTTCATTTTTTTTAAAAAAAGTCCTCTTCCATTAATTTCAAGAAAATGTTTGTAAAAAATAAAATTTTGTTTTATCTTCTGAAGAATTATATCTTAATTTGGAGATAAATTCATGGTGACACCGACAGATCCCAACATTACGAGTAACAAATCGCAAGTTCCGATGGCTACGGACATGAATAGGCGTATGGGTTTTAATAATTTTATGAGGGAAGTTCAGGGAGCAGTACCAACGATGCCATATGTTGCTCCAGAGATGCCGAATGTGTTGCCAGAGGTTGCTCCGATGGTACAAAGTCCGTTTTTACCGATGAATGTACCTATGCAACCACCTATGCAAACGGCTGTTTTACCACCTTTAGGTTCATTGCCTTCATCGAGGGGTATGGGAAGTGGGTTAGGTTCACAGCCGATGGGCATGGCGACACCCATGCAACCTGTTATGATGCAGAATGGGGGAAGTGTAAATTATAAGGGTACACAGATAACGGAAGAACAGAAAGAATTTGCAGATGCATTGAACAAAGCAAAAACCTTATTTGGTGATACATCCACTTTTAGATATGGTGTAGGTGGTCAAAAAAAGGGTGACATTGTTTCTTTTGACGATGGAAGGACATTAACGAAAAGGGGTGGCAATGTTACGATAACTAATCCAGAGGGTGAAGTTGTTGATACATTCAAAGCTGGTACTTTGGGTGAGGCATTAGGTGATTTTAGACAAGGATTAACGCAAGATTTAATTGAGAGTTATGGTGGTGTTGACGATCCGACAGTAAGTGCAGTTTTAGATGCAGATGAGAGGTTTGCAAAAAAAAGAAGAAAAGAGCTAACTGATACAGCATTTGGAAAAACAGGAGGTACTGGTAGTTTTCTTGGTGATTTAAAATTAGCTGGTCAAGATATTTTTGATTTAATAACAACTGGTGATCCGTTAGGAACGCCAAGAGTGCCAAGTGGAGCAATATCCTCTGCAACTAAACCTATATCAAGACCTTTATTCCCATCTGATGAAATTACTTCGACAACAACCATAAATCCATTTTCTGGTCCGTACCAAGATGAAATTTTAAGGCAAATAACTAAAACACCAGATGAAATAATCACTACTCCATTTGGAGAGAATCAATTAACATTTACAGATCCTTCTTTTTTTCCACCCACAGGTGCAATGAGTCCTCCTCCTAGTGGTACAGCAATTTTTGCAGGAGGATCACCATTTCCAACAGATGCGATGAGTCCTTTTCCTAGTGGTACAGCAAATTTTACAGAGGGATCTCCATTTGCACAACCTAATTTTGGAGAGGGGATAACATATACAGAACCTTTTGGATATCCATCTAATTTTAATCAATTAGCTGATTTTGTTAGTATTATTAATGAAAGAGATCCAACTAAAGCTCCTTTATCTGAGGAGGACCAAAAAAAAGTTGAAAAATTAACTGAAGAATTAACTGGTGTTGGTCCACAAGATATTAATTTTAATACACCTGGTAATGTTGTTATATCAGGAGGGGGAATGTTCCCTGAAGGAACTATTTTTGAAGAAACTTTACCAACTTTAAACATAAGTGATGCAATTTCAAATATAGTTCCTCAAGCAGGAGCATCAACAGTTGCTGTTCCATCAACTTTAAGTGGTATAGGAGTATCACCTCCCTCTCCATCAGTTAGTGCTCCATCTTTTCCAAATATTTCAGCTGCAATAAATTTTCCCTCTGTTTCTCCCTCTAATATTTTAGGTGGAATAGGGCAATTTGTAAGAAGATTACCTGGTGTTAATGTACTTAGCACTGCTTTAAGTCCAACCCAGATGGGAGATGCAACTTTACCAGATGCTTTGTTTGAAAATTTTGCAGCTACAGCAGGATCTGTTCCTGGAGCTATATCTTTAGCTCCAACTGCTGATGTAACTGCACCATTTTCACCAACTGATGTTGGCTCTGCTATTGGAACATCTGGTCAAACTGACTTAACAGAAAACGTGCCTTTGTTTTTTCCTGCTTTTCAAGGATTAACAACACCTTTCACTAATGTAGATACAATTACTGGTTTAACTCCTTCTCCAACAGTAGATGATATAGGAGTTGCACAACCAAGACCATTTGTTGCTCCATTTCCAACAGTAGATGACATAGGAGTTGCTGCACCAAGTACGATAAATGTTGGAAATTTATCAACTAGTGAAGTTCAAGATGCATTAGATACTTTTATAGCTGCAAACCCTGATTTAGCTAAAACAGGATCATTGGTTGGCACAAGTGCAACTGATACAACTGGATTATTTGCAGATACAGCACCATCTGCACCTCCACCAGTTCCGACACCAGTTCCTATTCCAACGCCTACTCCATCTCCTATTCCACTCCCACCAGAAGGTGTAGATCCTGTATCGCCACCCCCAGAGATAGCAATACCATCTGAACCTTTAGTTCCAGAACAACTAGATACTTTACCTCCACAACAAGTAGGTCCGTTACCATCTCAAATAATTATACCTGATCCAGAGCCTGCAACTTCTCCAGTTGATACTTCAGATACAGGACAACAAGTTGTTGAAACTGTTGGAGGAAGTGCGACTCAACCAGTTTTTGAAGATCCAGTGTTTAGAAGAAGAGTAAGTGGTGAAGTAGAAGGTTTACGATTTACACCAATCGAAGGTGTTTCAAGCACTTTAAATGAAGCTGCAGATGATTTTTTAAATTCATTCGTTTGATATGGAAGACATAAGTGATTTTGCTGAATATTTAACAAATGAGGAGCTAAAAAAAATAGCTCCTATGATTGATAGGTTAAATTTATTAGAAGACAGAAAAAAAAGAGAAGATAATTTTTTAGAATTTGTAAAGTTTGTCTGGCCACAATTTATTCAAGGAAATCATCATAAAATTTACGCACAAAAACTTCAAGACGTTGCAGATGGTAAAATTAATCGTCTTATTATTAATATGCCTCCAAGACATACGAAGTCTGAATTTGCGTCTTATTTATTTCCTGCATGGCTTATGGGTAAAAAACCCAATAAGAAGATTATACAAGCAACTCACACGGCAGAATTGGCTGTTGGGTTTGGTCGAAAAGTTAAAAACCTTATTGATGATGAGCAATTTCGTGATGTTTTTCCTCATGTTAAACTGGCAACAGATGCGAAAGCGTCTGGCAGATGGTCTACTTCAAGTGGTGGGGAGTATTATGCAGTGGGTGTCGGTGGTGCTCTTGCTGGGCGTGGTGCTGATTTGTGTATTATTGATGATCCTGTTTCCGAGCAGGACGCATTAAGTCCAACAGCATTAGATAACATTTATGAATGGTACACCTCTGGTCCTCGACAGCGTTTACAACCAGGTGGTGCATTAATTATTGTTATGACACGTTGGAGTATTCGTGATTTAACAGCAAAAGTTTTACAAAAACAAAGCGAAGTGGGAGCTGACAAATGGGAAATAGTAGAGTTTCCAGCCGTTATGCCCTCTGGAAAGCCGTTATGGGGTGAATTTTGGAGTTTAGAGGAATTAGATAGTGTAAAAGCCTCTATTCCTATTTCTAAATGGAATGCTCAATATATGCAGAACCCTACAGCCGAAGAGGGAGCAATCATTAAACGAGAGTGGTGGAATATGTGGGAGCAAGATGATCCCCCTCATTGTAGTTATGTTATTCAAAGTTATGATACTGCATTTAGTAAATCAGATAGAGCTGATTATAGTGCAATAACAACATGGGGTGTTTTTACACCAGTTGAAGGAGAAGCTGAAGCAATAATTTTACTTGATTCTATTCGAGGTCGTTGGGATTTTCCAGAATTAAAGGAAAAAGCACATGAATTAAATGAATTATATGATCCAGATATGATCTTGATTGAACAGAAGGCAAGTGGTATGCCTTTAACACAGGAGTTAAGACGCATGGGTATTCCTGTTACACCTTTTACACCAAGTAGAGGTGCTGATAAGTTTACTCGTATGAATGCGTGTGCTCCTATATTTGAGAGTGGTATGGTTTGGCGACCAGATACTAATTTTGCTGATGAAGTTGTGGAAGAGTGTGCTTCATTCCCTAACGGAGAACACGATGACTTAGCTGATAGTATGACTCAAGCCATACTAAGATTTAGACAGGGAGGTTTCTTGATAACACCATCAGATTATGACGATGATTATCAATGGAAGTCTAGAAAAAAGGAGTATTATTAAAGAGATGTCTTATTTAATTAGCGATATACCTCATTTTAAATGTTGGGTAAGAAAAGAATTTACTTGTAATCATTTGGATTATCATGGAGAATACCTCCATGCGTTAGCCATAGCTGTAAATACGATACCAGATAGATGTTTAAGTTTTCAAGTTGTGTTTACAGGGTGCGAACCAGACGGAGAACCAGAGGATACTGTTCATGGTGGAGCAATGTGGGCGAGAATGCCGATTACAGCTTTAGTAGCAGATATCCCCTTAGAGGAGTGGCCGCAAAGAATGGAAACACACTTAGTACAACCTTGGGATTGTAGTTCTCACAATCACTCAGTTATTGTCATGGAGAGGGTAAGCTCAAGTCCTTGGATTTGCAAGATAGACGGAGAGTTTTACGAGGGCAAATATTTATTTACTGTAGATTACACAGAAAGTCATATCGCAGACGATCCTGCACAACACAAGCAAAGTCATGTAATACAACTGACAGATGCAGGAGAGTGGACAGGCAACATTGTTGCTCTGCCAAATAATAGAGTTAGGGCAACAAGTCCTGCTTTATGGGTAACAGGTGAGGGTGCTCCAGACTTTAAACCAAGTCAACATCTTCATGCTGCCGAATCAGACAGTAGTTATCTAGACCCAGAAATTACTTTTAACAATCTATATGCTCAAGAGGAGGATTAATCATGGCAAACAAACCTAAAAAAGGATTAACAGCTGCACAAAAAAAGCTACCTAAAAAATTACAAGAAGCAATTTTAAAAAAACAAGGCACAAAAGGCATGAAGAATGGTGGAAAAGTGACTACCAAAGGAATGCGTAATGGTGGTCGTGTAAAAGCTAAAGGTATGCGTAATGGTGGCAAGGTGGGCACTAAAGGTATGAAGAATGGCGGTAAAGTTGGCACTAAGGGAATGAGAAATGGTGGTAAGGTTACAACCAAAGGCATGAAGAATGGTGGCAAAATTAAAAGAATGAGTAAAGGTGGTGCTACTGGAGGAGTTCGTAAGATGAGCAAAGGTGGTGCAATGGGTGGTAAAGTTAGAAAGATGAGTAAAGGTGGTGCTATGGGTGGCAAATCCAGAGGTGGTAGAGCAGCTTTAAGAGGCACTAAGTTTACTGGTGTAAAGTGATGAAAAAGAATGTTGGAACAGATGGTATAGGTGATGATCTCACCTCTCTGGACTCATCACCTAATTTGTCCACACAGCCGTCTGTTTCAACGCCTAGTGATGAATATCTCATGGCGTTGAATAAAGTAAGTAAAGCAAAAAGTCCAAGAGCTAAGTTACATTATATGCAACAAGCAGAAATGATTAGAATGAAGGGATAAATTGTGGCTATTGAAAAAGATCTGGGTTCTGGTGGTTTGCCAGAAAATATTAACGTACCATCACCAGAATTAGAACAAGCTGAAATTGATGTTATTGAATTTGACAAAAAACCTAATGTAACAGAGTTTGATGATGGCAGTGCTATCATTGGAGAGTTTACAGAAGAAACACAAATTCAGATGGATATTCCGTTTGATGGTAATTTAGCTGAAGTAATAGACGAATCAGAACTAGGTCGTATATCTAATGATCTAACTGGGAGTGTTCAAGATGATATGTCTTCACGAGAAGAATGGGAAGGCACTTACAAAAAAGGTTTAGAACTTTTAGGTATGAAATACGAGGAAAGATCACAACCTTTTGAAGGAGCAACTGGTGTCATTCATCCTTTATTAGGTGAAGCCGTTACACAGTTTCAAGCACAAGCATATAGAGAGATGTTACCTGCAAGTGGTCCAGTAAGAACACAAGTTATTGGTGAAAATAATTCAGAAACAACACAACAAGCAGAGCGTGTTAAAAATTATATGAATTATCAAATAACTCACGAAATGGAGGAGTATGATCCTGAATTAGATCAGATGTTATTTTATTTACCAGTTGTAGGCTCTACGTTTAAAAAAGTTTATTTTGATCCTATTTTGCAGAGAGCTGTTAGTAAATTTATTCATGCAGAGGATTTAGTTGTTCCATATACAGCAACTGATTTATTAACTTCACCAAGAATTACACACATAATTAAAATGGACTCTAACGAGGTAAGAAAGTTACAACTCGCTGGTTTCTATAAAAATATAGATCTTCCTTCTTCTGGTTATGGCGATACAGAATACAGCCAAGTTGAAGAAACTGTAAACGAAATACAAGGTGTTTATCCTACAAAAGGATCTGAAGAGCTTACAATATATGAAATACACACAGATTTAGATATTGAGGGTTATGAAGATAAAGGTGAGGATGGAGAGCCTTCTGGTTTAAAACTGCCTTATGTTGTAACAATACTAGAAGAAAGTGGAGATATATTAGCTATTCGAAGAAACTATGAAGAGCAAGATATGTTTAGAAGAAAAAAACCATATTTTGTTCATTATAAGTTTATGCCAGGTCTAGGCTTTTATGGTTTAGGTTTAACACACATGATTGGTGGTTTAGCTCAAGCATCAACATCGATTCTTAGACAACTTATTGATTCTGGTACTCTTTCCAATTTACCTGCTGGTTTTAAAGCAAGAGGAGCAAGAATTAGAGATGAAGACACAGCATTACAACCTGGTGAATTTAGAGATATTGATGTTGCAGGTGGCGATATTAGAACTTCTTTGATGTCTTTACCATTTAAAGAACCATCTGGAACATTGTATAATTTATTAGGAACTCTTGTTGATGCTGGAAGAAGGTTTGCCTCTATGGCAGATATGAAGATTGGTGAGATGGGTGGCGAAACACCAGTAGGCACAACAATGGCAATTATGGAACGTGGAACAAAAGTTATGTCTGCAATTCACAAAAGACTTCATTATTCACAAAAGACAGAGTTTAAATTACTTGCAAATATTTTTGCACAAAATCCTAGTCCTTATCCTTATAATTTAGGAAACGTAAATCCAGCGATTAAATCACAAGATTTTGATGCAAGAATAGATATATTACCAGTAAGTGATCCGAACATATTCTCTATGTCACAAAGAGTTACACTTGCTCAAACAGAACTTCAGTTAGTTCAATCAAATCCACAAATTCATGGTGGTCCACAAGGTTTGTACAAAGCATACAGAAATATGTATGAGGCTTTAGGTGTTTCTAATATTGATGCTATACTACCCCCACCTACAGAGCCACAGCCTACTAATCCAGCAAAAGAAAATCAAAATGCGATGATGGGTCAATCTTTACAAGCATTTATTGGTCAAGATCACCAAGCACATATTCAATCTCATTTAGCTGTTTTAGCTACACCAACTGTTCAAACAAGTATGCCAGTAGCAGCTGTCCTTCAAGGTCATATACAAGAACATATTGGTATGTTAGCAGAACAAAAAGCATCAGAAGAAGTGCTCTCACAGTTACCACCAGAGCAACAAGTGATGTTACAACAAGATCCAAATATGCAACAACAAATACAAATACAAATACAAAATCTAGCTGCACAGTTGATTTCTGAAATGATAGAGCAATATGCAGAAGCAGTGACACCATCACAACCACAACAAGATCCTCTTGTTTCAATTAGACAACAAGAATTAGCGTTGAAGGGTGCTGACATTCAACGTAAGAAAGAAGAGTTTGATAAAAAGCTTGAATTAGATCAACAAGAGGCTATGAATGATACTATGACAGCACAACAAAGAGTTGATATAGCTCAACAAGCATTGAATGATAAGACTCGCATAGCAGAGGAGCGTATTCAAACACAGAGAGATATTGCAACACTTAATTTTAATAAGAGGAATTAATCATGTCATCAGTGAATCAAGAATTTGCACGAAGAGTGAAAGAAGAAAAAATTTTACGTAGGAAAAAACTTGAAGCATTAAGTGAGAAACCTACTGTTAAAACTAAGGAGAGGCTTGTAGTTAAAGAGGAAGTTGTTTTAGTTAGAGCTAGGAATGAAGATGGAAAGTTTATAAAAGATGATCCAACAACCGAAAAAAATGAAGCTTGGGTTGAAAAGCCAAAGCCAAAAGTTAAAAAAGCCAAACCAAAAACCACAAAGAAAAAAGTTGGTCGCCCTAAAAAAGTTTAGCAAAATAGCTAGACCACAAAAGTTTATGGGGGTTTTTTGATATGCCTGATCCGTTAACAATTTCATTAGCAGCGTTTGCTGCCATAAAGAAGGGCATTGAAATAGGAAAAGACCTGTCACAAATGTCCAAAGATTTTGGACAGCTCTATGATTTTATTGATAAACAAAAAGAAATTAAGAAAACAGGAAGTAAAAATGACGTTCTAGCTAATTATATAGCTTATGAAAAAGCTATGGACATGGAACGTGAATTGACTCGCATTATTCAACAGACAAGAGGAGCTTCTGGTCTAAGAAAATTCAGACAAATGCAACAACAAGCTAAAGAACAAGAAAAAGCTTCTCGTTATGCAGCTATGCAACGTGCAGAGAACATCAAACAAATATTAGGAATTACCATAGGTATATTAATATTTGTTGCTGCTGTAGCAGCTTTGGTGTACTTTGCTGCTAAATATAGTAACAAATTATGAATAACTATGTTAACATATTTTTAGTGATGGCTTTAGCTGCTGCGTGGCTTGTAACTTTATACTTTCATCCAAAATGGTTGTTTATAAAATGACAGATAATTTTCATATAGACAGAACAAAAAACAAAATGAAAAAATTAGACCCTGATAGTGAGTTTAATAAAGCAGATAAAAATGGTGATGATGTAATAAGTCATCAAGAATTAGAAGATGAAATTCTTCGTAAGAACGCATCCCTAGATAGAGAAGAACGTAGAATCAGAATGGAAAATGCTGATAAAAAAGAAGATCAGCAAAGATACATGGTGTGGTTTTCTATGTTAACAGTTACAATTTTAATTATAGTTGTGTTAATACCAGGTTTTATACCAGTTGAAAGGCTCGATCATATTGGACCGATACTCAGTACATTCTTGATTTCAAACATGGGTGTAATTGGAACATTCTTTGGTTTAAGTGCGTGGACAAAAAATAAAACGATGGAAAATGGCAAATGAGAGGAAAATTAAATGTCAAATATATATATTCCAAAAAGCGAAGAGGAGATATTTGCTCCCTTTAGTCCAGTTGTAGGTTATCGTAAAATGTCACCATCTTTTGTTGATAAGATGAATAGTTCTATGAACGAAAAGATGGAAGATTGGTCACATAATTTAGTTGGAAAAGTAAAACAAGAATTAAAATTTACAGAAGAACTTAATAAACTTTGGGGTCGTGAGTTAGGTGATTTTCTCATGCGTTATCAAAGTCATGCAGAACAATATTGTTCTATGGGTCGAACAAATATTAGACCAGATTTATACGAATATAGTGTAGAAGTGACAAGTGGATGGTTTGTTAGACAATTTGAAAATGAATATAATCCAATTCATGTGCATCTTGGAAGTTCGTTATCTTGTGTTGGATATTTAAAATTACCAGAGGGTATTGAAAAAGAGTGGGAGGAAGATTACAAAGATCACCACCCATCACATGGACATATACAATTTGTTCATGGACAAGCTGCGAATCATACTGGTTCTAATTTTTTAGTAAAACCACAAGTAGGCGACTTCTTTGTTTTTCCTGCACACTTGCATCATTGTGTATATCCTTTTAAAACTAAAGGAGAGAGAAGATCATTTAGTGTAAATTTTACGATTGTCGCTAAACCAAAAGGAGAAAGTTAATGCCACACTATACAACAAAACTTACAAAAATAATTAAAGGTTTAAGTAAAGCAAGTAAAACACACAAAAAACAAGCAGAAACATTAACTGGTATTTTAAAAGATCAAAAAACGAGGTATAAAACTCATGTCAAAAAAAGATCCGAAAGTAGGAACAGGAAAAAAGCCTAAAGGCTCTGGTCGTAGATTATACACTGATGAAAATCCTAAAGATACAGTGGGTATAAAATATGCAACTGTTAAAGATGCAAGAGATACAGTAAAAAAAGTAAAAAATATTAATAAACCTTTTGCGAGAAAAATTCAAATTTTAACTGTTTTAGAACAAAGAGCTAAAGTAGCTGGTAAACTTGAACAAGCAAGAATAGCGAAAAAAGCAAAAGAAACATTACGAGCAAAAAGAAAAACAACATGAAAATATACTTATTGTTAATTAGTATTTGGGGATATAATGGCACACATTGGGAATATACTGGTAATCAGTATGTAATGAAAGAGTATTTTACATTTGAAGAGTGTCAGCAACTTATCAATGAAGATAATTGGAAAAAAAATGAGAATAATTTATTCTATACAATGCAACTTGATTGTGTTTTAGAAAATTCATATTAGGATAAAATTATGGTAGCAAAGTTAGAAACTATAAAAAAGAAAATAAAACAGAAAAAAAAACTTGGTTTTAGTGAAAGAGCCAGAGCTGTAAATAAAGGATTATTGCCTAGTAAGGCAAAGAAGAGAGGTAAGAAAAAATGAGTTTGATAGGACAACTAATAGGACCAGTAACTGGTATTCTTGATAAAGTCATTGAGGACAAAGACCAAAAAGCAAAACTAGCACACGAAATAGCAACAATGTCTGACACTCATGCTCAACAGGCTTTGTTAGCACAATTAGAAATTAATAAAGCTGAAGCACAATCAGGTAGTTTATTTAAGGGTGGTTGGCGGCCTGCAGTTGGTTGGATTTCTGCGTTGGCGTTCCTGTACCATTTTATACTTCAACCTTGTATTATTTTTTTAGCTACCTTATTTGGTGCAGAAATACCCGAACTACCAGAGTTTGAAATGGGAACTCTTTTAACTGTATTAGGAGGAATGCTTGGTATTGGTGGTTTGAGGACTTATGAAAAGCAAAAAAAACTTACAAAGTAAAAGTGTTTGTGAGGTATGTAAAACAGAGAAAAATAAATATTGGGTTTATAAAATAAATAAAACTTGGGTGGAAATGGATGAAGCTTGTTTAAAATGTTTACAAAAAGAGAGGAAAAGAAATGAAAAAAAACTTTGAAAAATCTTTAGAATTAGTTCTTCACCATGAAGGTGGATATGTAAATCACCCTAAAGACCCTGGTGGTGAAACTAACTTAGGTGTAACCAAAAGAGTATGGGAAAAATGGATCGGTAGAAAAGTCCAAGAGGGAGAGATGAAAAATTTAACACCAGAAGATGTTAAAGATTTGTATAAAAAAAGATATTGGGATAGAGCAAAATGTGATGATCTTCCTAGTGGTATAGATTTTTTTACTTTTACTTTTGCTGTTAACTCTGGTCCGTCACGTTCTGCTAAAACTTTACAATCAGTTATTGGTGCAACAGTAGATGGTGGCATAGGTCCTAAAACTTTAGCACAATTAGCTAAACATGATGTAGAAACTGTGTTAAAAGATTTTCATTCTGAACGACAATCTTTTTATGAAGGTCTTAGAACTTTTGAAACTTTTGGTAAAGGTTGGACAAGAAGAAATAATGAAGAACTTGACTCTGCTAGAGATTTATTAGCATAATTTTATTTTATGGCGATATTTAGTTTGTTATGCTAAATGTTGATATTATATGGTATTAGGAGTATATATATGGATGCTATATCATTAGCAGAATATTTATTAAAAGATATTAGACAAAGAAAACAAGATTTTGCAGATTCTTTGGTTAGTGGATCATGCGATACGATTGAAACGTATCGGTTTACAGTAGGTCAAATACGAGGAATGACTTATGTAGAAGATTTAATTGTTTCCTCGATGAAAGGCATAGAGTTAGATGAATAAAAAAATATTTGTTCCTCAAAAAAAAATTATAGGTGCAACAAGTCGTATTCCAAAAGCAGTTGAAAAGGCATTTCCAAAAGTAGAAGAGTCCAAAAATTCAGAAGACCCATCAAAATTTAAACCATCTGTTATAGAAAGATTACCTCAACCAGTTGGATATAGATTGTTAGTAATTCCTTATTACATGAAACAAACAACTAAAGGTGGAGTGTTCATACCAGATGCAACTAGAGATAAAGAGAGTTTTGCTACAGTTGCAGCTTATGTTGTTAAGGTAGGACCTGATGCTTATAAAGATTCGGAAAAGTTTCCAAGTGGACCTTGGTGTGTTGAGAAAAATTGGGTTCTTATGGGAAGATATGCTGGAAATCGTTTTAAAGTGGACGGATTAGAAGTTAGGCTAATAAATGATGATAATATCATAGCAACTATACTTGACCCATCAGATATTTCGTATGTATAACATAAAAGAGGAAATTTAATATGTCAGTAGAACCACAAAAAGTAGAAGAAGTAACATCTGTCGAAATCGAGCAGGAAGAAGATAAAACAAACGAAAATACAGTTATTGATGTTTCACCAGACAGTAAAACACAAACTGAAACTGTTGTAGAAGATAATTCAGACGAATTAGAAAATTACAGTGAAAATGTTAAGAAGCGTATAAATCAACTTACTGCTAAACGAAAACAAGCAATAGAAGAAGCTGATGCTGCTTATCAATATGCTCAACAAAAAGAACAAGAGAATGCTCAACTTAAAGAGAGATTAAGTCAACTTAATCAAGGATACAATAATGAGTATGAAAACAGAGTTAAAAGCCAAACAGCACAAGTAAAAGAAATTTACAAAAAAGCTGTTGATGCTGGTGATTCTGAAAAAATGGCTGAAGCACAGAATCTTATGTCTAGATTAGCTGTTGAAGAGGAGAGATTAAGACTTCAAAAAGCACAACTAGAACAACAAAATCCACAACAGCCACAGGCTCAACAACCACAAACTCAACAAGTTCAACAGCCACAGGCTCAACAGGTTCAACAGCCAACTCAACAACAAAGGCGTGATCCTAAATTAGAAAGTTGGTTAGAGAAGAATAATTGGTTTGGTTCAGACCAAATAATGACAAATGTTGCTAAAACAATACATGAGCAAATAGTAAGAGATGAAGGTTTTGATCCTCTTACAGATGAATACTATCAAGAGATAGATAAAAGAATGAGAATTGAAATGCCTCACAAGTTTCAGGATAAACGTGCAAACGTCCAAGCCGTTACTCCTGCGTCTAATGGACGGAATGTAAAATCTGGACGGAAAAAATCTGTGCAACTAACGCCAGGACAAGTGGCATTCGCTAACAAAATGCGAATTCCTTTGGAGAGATACGCTCAAGAAGTAGCTAAATTAGAAAGTAAAAGGAGTTAAACATGGCTGAAAGAATAAACCGAGAAGCAGTAACTCGTGAAAAAACTGAAAGAGTAGCCGAATGGAAAGCTCCGACTACATTAGAAGCTCCAGAAGCTCCTATTGGTTATAAACATCGTTGGATTCGTGAAAGTGTTATGGACTTTGATGATCGTAACAATATTCACAAAAAACGGAGAGAAGGATATGAATTGGTTCGTGCCGAAGAATATCCAGACTTTGATGCTCCTGTTATTGATGAAGGTAAAAACGCTGGTTGTATAGGCGTTGGTGGCTTATTATTAGCTAGAATACCAGAGGAAATAGCAGATCAAAGGAATACCTATTATAGCCGTAAGGCACAAAATCAAATGGATGCAGTTGATAATGATTGGATGAAAGAAAATAATCCAGCCATGCCTAAACTAAATCCACAACGAAAATCTTCTGTGAGTTTTGGCTCGCGGAAATCTAACAAGGAGTAATTTAAAATGGCAAATAAAGATGCAGCCTTTGGTATGCGTCCTATTGGAAGAGTTGGTGGAACACCTTATACAGGTGGACAAAGCCGATATAGAATAGCAGCCAATTATGGAACTTCTATCTTTCAAGGTGATATGGTAGCACAAGTAACAGGTGGTGGTATCGAACAACACGCAGATGGAGGAACTGTTCCAATAGTTGGTGTTTTCAATGGATGTCAATTTACCGATCCAACAACTGGAGAGCAAAAGTTTCAAAACTTTTATCCAGCAAGCACAAACGCCTCAGACATTATTGCTTTTGTAATTGATGACCCAATGGTTATTTTTGAAATACAAGCAGATGATACTTTTCCAGTTGCTGATTTATTTGGTAACTTTGATATTGTGTATACGTCATCTGGTAGTACAGTAACTGGTATTTCTGGTGCTGAACTAAATGTAACCGATGGTGGTACTGGTACAACTTTACCATTGAAAGCAATAGACATATCCGAAGACCCAGAAAACTCTGATGTAGCTTCTGCAAATACAAATGTAAAAGTTGTTATTCAGAATCATATTTTTGGTGTCAAGGGTGCTGGATTAGCATAAGGAGAATTAGACATGGCAATATCTAGAGCACAACTCGCTAAAGAACTAGAACCAGGTCTAAACGCCTTGTTCGGTATGGAGTATGATCGTTATGAGAACGAACACTCTGAAATTTATGATGCAGAAACTTCTGATCGTGCATTTGAAGAAGAAGTAATGTTATCAGGTTTTGGAAACGCACCAACTAAATCAGAGGGTGCTGGAGTATCATTTGATGTAGCAAACGAAGCGTTTACTGCAAGATATACTCACGAAACTGTTGCACTTGCTTTCGCTCTTACAGAGGAAGCAATAGAAGACAATCTTTACGATCGTCTTGGAGCAAGATACACAAAAGCTCTTGCTCGTTCAATGGCACACACCAAGCAGATTAAAGCTGCTGCTACATTAAACAATGCGTTTAATTCTAGTTTTACAGGTGGTGATGGTGTTGAGCTTTGTGCAACAAATCATCCATTATCTGGTGGTGGAACTTTTGCAAATGAACCATCAACAGCTGCTGATTTAAACGAAACATCTTTAGAAGATGCTTTAATTAGTATCTCTACATTTGTTGATGAACGTAACATGATTGTAGCAATGAGAGGTATGAAGCTTATTGTACCACCTCAACTTCAGTTTATTGCTGATAGATTGCTAGAATCAACATTACGTCCAGGAACAGCAGACAACGATGTTAATGCAATCAGAAATATGGGTATGTTACCAGAAGGGTATACTATCAATCACTTTTTAACAGATACAGATGCGTTTTTTATTAAAACAGACGCACCTAATGGTTTTAAAATGTTTGAGCGTTCACCTCTAGCAACTTCTATGGAAGCTGACTTTGATACTGGAAACATGAGATTTAAAGCAAGAGAAAGATATTCTTTTGGTTTCTCTGACCCAAGATGTGTATTTGGTTCTCCTGGAGCTTAAAACATCAATATTTTACAATATTATAGAGAGGCAATTTATTTGCCTCTTTATTTTTTTTTAAAACTATATTAGAGTGTAATCGTGGACATGATTAACCTTGACAGTTACTTGATGTAACTGACACAGCCTAGACAAGGAGATTAACATGGCTAATACAACATTTAAAGGTACAGTAAGATCTGAAGGTGGACTAAAAATCATATCCACAGATAGCACTTCAGGTGCAGAAACAGAAAATCTTGCTATAGACTCAAGTTCAAATATTCAATCAAAAGGTACGTTAATATCTGCTGGTACAAGAAAAATACAGACATTTGTAGGAACTCTTGCTGGAACTAATGCAGCGTCAACTGCTTATGCAGATGGTGATGTTCTTGTAGAGCTTGGCACGTTAGATACTACAGCACCTGCAAGTATAGTAACACCAACAAAATTCTTTATACACAGAGCTTTAGTAGGAATAACTACAGCAGCTGGTGAAACTTTAGTTGGTAGTTTACAGTTAAGTGCAACTTCTGGTACAGCGACTAATTCAGCTGTTTCTTCAGGAACAGAAATTGTTGGTGCTGGTGTAACTTCATTTAATGAACAGTTAAGTGCTACACAATCAATCACTGAAATAGATATTAATTTTAACGATAGTGCTGGAAACTATCATATATTTGTTCCTAACATAACTGCTGCGATTGCAAGCAAAAACTTATACGCAGCTGCCACAACCACTGTAAATGCTGATATAACGGCTGGTCGATTTACTGTCGAACTAGAATATTCAGTATTTTAATGATTGGGGGTTAAAGACCCCCTTTTAAATAGAGGAGAAAAATATGGCAGCATCAGACGTAAAAGCTTTATCAATAGCAGATACAAATGCATCTGACGATGATAGAATTGTTACAGCAGCAAGACCAAATACAACGGCTACATTAGCTAACACAACATTTGCAGGTGGTGGAGCTAGAAACATAATAGTAACTACAACAGGAACTGGTGATAACGGAAAAACAACCACAATTACTGGTACGGATGTTTTTGGTAATACTTTAAGTGAAACTATTACATCAACAGGATCAGCAGAGGCAGTTGCAGGAACAAAGTTATTTCTTACTGTTTCAGCAGTAGAGTGTTCAGCACAATATGCAGCAAATATTAAAGTTGGTTCTGGAACATCATGTGCTCAAGCAGTTTTGGGTGGTGAAAGAGTAAGAATAAAAGGATTATCCATTGTTTCAGGTGGAACTGCAGGTTCTGTTTCATTTATAAATGGAACACCAGAAACTGGTACGACATTATTTTCAGCACGAACTATTGGTACTGAAAATGCTACTGTTGATAGGACAATACCACAAAATGGTGTTTTATTTGAAAATGGTGCAACAGTAAGTTACACATTGGATGTCACTGATAATACTACAGTATTTTTTGGATAGGATATTATTATGGCTTCTAAAGGTAAGATGCCAAAAAGAAACAAAAAAAATTTCAGACCTACAAAAAAAGGTGCTGGAATGACGGCAGCTGGTGTTAAAGCCTATCGTAGACTAAATCCTGGTTCAAAACTTAAAACTGCTGTTACAAAGAAAAAAAACTTAACAGAAAAAGAAAAAGCTAGAAGAAAATCTTTTTGTGCTAGATCTGCTGGTCAAATGAAAAAGTTTCCTAAAGCTGCAAAAGATCCAAATAGTCGTTTACGTCAAGCCAGAAAAAGATGGAGATGTTAATGGTTATATCTAGATCACAAATGTCAGAGCAAATAGAAAAGTCACCAAGTAAAAGGAAAACAAAAATGGATATGCCTAGAGGATTAACATATTTTAGAAAAGGTGGTAAAGCTTCAAAAAAGAGTAAAGGAAGTAAAATTTGTCCAGAAGGTAAGGCATGGGCGAAAAGAACTTTTGACACTTACCCATCTGCATATGCTAATTTAGCTGCATCAAAATATTGCAAAGACCCAAATTATGCTAAAAAAGCAAAAGGTGGCAGAAGAAAAGGTAGATAAATGGGTGAATTAAAAGATTGGTTAAAACAAAACTGGGTTAGGATAGGTACAGATGGTGAGATCAAAGGTCCTTGTGGCACTTCAAAAAATAAGAAAAACCCTGATAGATGTTTACCAAAAGCTAAAGCACAACGTCTTAGCAAAGCTGAACGAGCCAAAACAGCCAGAAAGAAAAAAAGAGAAGGTGCAAAAGGCAAAACAGTTGTCGCAAACACGAAAAAAGCGAAAGTAACAAATTTAGTTAATGGTGGTGAAGTTAAAGTTATGAATAAGCCAAAAAGAAAATTTAATGGAAAAACGAAGCCAAATCAAGCTGTTGCTAGAGGTTGTGGTGCAATCTTAGCAAATAAAAGAAAAGTAACAAAAGGTGCTGTAACGCAATCATAAGGAAAAAAAATGGCAGTTTCTGGATCTACAAATTTTGAATTAGACGTTGTTGAGTATATAGAAGAAGCTTTTGAACGCTGTGGTTTAGAAGTTAAAACTGGTTATGATTTAAAAACTGCTAAAAGGTCATTAAATCTTATGTTAGCTGAGTGGGCGAACAGAGGTTTAAATCAATGGACAATAGTTCAAAGAACTCAAGCACTTACAAAGTCTGATGGAGAATATAGTTTAGGAGCTGATGTTATTGATGTCTTATCTGTTTCTATTTTAAGAAGTGATATATATTATTCATTAGAAAGAATAAGTAGAGATACTTATCTTGCGATACCAAATAAAGCAACAACTGGTAGACCCACACAGTTTTTTTTAGACAGACAAATTACACCTAATTTAAAGATTTGGCCGCTACCAGAAAATAGCACAGATGTAATATATTATGATGCACTTACTCGAATAGATGATGCAGATGATTATACTAATACACTAGACTTACCCTTTAGGTTTTATCCTTGTTTAGCTGCTGGACTGGCTTACTACATAGCAATTAAAAGAGCACCAGATAGAATACAATTATTAAAATCTGTATATGAAGAAGAATTTCAAAGAGCAATAGCAGAGGATCGAGATAGAGCCTCAATAAATATTACACCAGAACTAAGGGATTATCGAATTGTCTAAGTACGCATCAGGTAAATATGCATATGGAATATCAGATCGCTCTGGTTTTCGATATCGTTTGCGTGACATGAGGCAAGAATGGAATGGTCTTTTAGTAGGAAAAGATGAGTTCGAAGAAAAGCATCCACAACTTTTTCCTATTCGAGTCAGACCAGATGGACAAGCACTTAGAAAAGCAAGACCAGAAATTACATTAAATCAAGAAAGAATTATACAATATGGTTTTAATCCAGTTGGCTTTTCTGATCCTTTAAATTTATTTGATACAAATAATTTAGTTGCAAATGGAAGTATTGGGAGTGTAACTATAGGTGGTGATGCATCAAGCACAGACACAGATACTGAAGCAGATAGTTCACCTACTGCTACATTAACTGGTTTTGGTGTTGCAGGTTCTATAGGTACAGCAACTGTATCAACTTCAGCTGTTAGTCTTGCAGCAACTTATACTGTTACTGTGCAATCGTACTATGGCTCTAATTATTTTTATATAGATGGTGTAAGAGCACCAACTTTAAATTTATCAGAAGGTTCTATATATAGATTTGACCAATCTGATTCTTCAAATTCTGGTCATCCATTACGTTTTTCAACGACATCTAATGGAACACATGGAGGTGGAAGTGAATACACTACTGGTGTTACAACTAATGGTACACCAGGTTCATCTGGAGCTTATACACAGATAGAAGTAGCTTCTGGTGCACCTACATTATATTATTATTGCACTAATCATAGTGGTATGGGAGGGCAAATAAACACATGAGTTTTACATATGCTACATTAAAATCTGCTTTACAAGATTATACACAAAACGATGAAACATCTTTTGTTTCTAATTTACCAAACTTTATTCGATTGGCAGAAGAAAGAATATTACAATCAGTACAACTTAATATTTTTCAAAAAAATGTTTCTGGTAATATGACATCAGATAATCAATATTTAGCTGCACCTTCAGACTTCTTAGCACCTTTTTCACTAAGCATTACAAATAGTAGTGCAAAAGAATATTTACAATTTAAAGAATTAGAATTTATTTATTCATATAATCCTAATTCGTCTACTACTGGTACACCAAAATATTATGGACAATTTGATGCTGATTACTTCATAATTGCACCAACACCTAATTCTGCATTTACAGTAAACTTGAGTTACTTTTATAATCCAACAAGTTTAACGGCTGGATCTGATTCTGGCACAACCTGGTTAAGTGAAAATGCAGAAAATGCTTTACTTTACGGCTCATTAGTTGAGTGTTATACCTATATGAAAGGCGAACAAGATATAATGAATATGTATAATGTTAGATTTGGACAAGCTTTAAACAGACTTAAAAATCTTGGTGAAGCTCAAGAGGTATCTGATGAATACTATTTAGGACCAATAAGAAAGGCTAAAACATAATGTTGAACTCATTAGGAATGTCAAATGATTTTTCTGTAAATATAGAAACAACAAATAATAGAGGCTTTACACCAGAGGAAACAGCAGAGAGATGTGTTAATAAATTAATAGGTATTTCTAACAACGCACATCCAGCTATTAGAGATCAAGCTCATGCTTATCGAAAAGAAATGGAAAAAATAATTGCAATTTATATGCGTCAGGCTATTAAAAGTGATAGAACTACTGTATATAATGCTATTAAAGATTCAGGAAACCCCAAACTAGCTGAATATATAAGGAGAATGTGATGGCTTTTACTGGAAACTTTTTGTGTACTTCTTTTAAAAAAGAACTTATGACAGGTACACATAACTTTACTGCAACGACAGGCAATACATTTAACATTGCCTTATATGATAATAGTGCGAGTTTTACAGCAGCGACAACTGCCTATACTACAAGTAACGAAATATCAGGTACAAATTACTCTGCAAAAGGACAAGCTCTAAACCCAGTGACACCAACTACAAGTGGTACGACAGCTTTAGTTGACTTTGCAGATGAGGTTTTTTCTAACGTAACTATATCGTCTGTTAGAGGTGGATTAATATTTAATGACACTGCAACTGGCGATCCAGCAGTGGCTGTATTAGATTTTGGTGCTGATAAAGCAGCAAGTAGTGGAGATTTTACAATAGTCTTTCCAACGGCTGATGCAAGTAACGCAATAATTAGGATAGCTTAATGACAACAGTTGCCTATAAAGGTTGGGATAACGTATTAACGACATGGAACACTGGCACATGG